CGAACGGAGCACCACACGGGATTTTTCCTTCTCCGACATCTCGTCTATCTCCTTTTGAGTATATAATAGGAACCACGGATACCATCTGTATTCGCTTTTCTCAAATTTCGGGAACTCATCAAGAGTGCCTTCGCTTTGCCCGTTAAGGGCAGCTGCGATGATACGCAACTTCATATAGGCAATAACATCTTTCGGAAGATACTCCAATGCAGGGGCAGGTAGCGTCATACCTGTAATCACCTCGGCATCTTCAAAGGTCTTTACTCGCTCTGTAATAGGCAATGACTTGTCTAATACTCTGCTAACTTTGTCGGTAAGATTACCTACAAGGGTTAATACTCCGTTTACCCACTCGGCACGATAGCCAGCAGGTACTTCAACTGTAACTTTTTGGTTTTTCATAATGTTGTTAATTTGGTTAATGATTGTCAATTCTTCTTACTCGATACCCTAACTTATGATTGGGATAGTATTCACCCAAGAGAGGGTGCATAAGTCGTGTGGCTCTTTCCAAATAGTCCATTAGAGGCTTTTCAAGAATAAGCACTAACTTTTTGTCATAAGCCTGCATCTCAACGCCCAATAAACTATCTATCATCAAGTGCAAACCCGCCTTTGCCTCCTCAATCTTCAACAAGTCATCGTACAAGTCTTTCCAAAAATTTAGGAAGGGATACTGAAAACGATTTTTTTGTGCATCGCCCTGTGGCTCCCAGCACTCGGCAAGGGCTATGCGGTCTTTGATTTTGCCGCCCCCCTTTCGTACCCAGCCAGTAGCCTTGTAGTGGTTGATAAAACGCTCAACTTGTGCCGCTGGATTTTTATAATTCTTAAAAAAGAAAATTCTTAAAAAAATCTCTCTCTCTTCGGGAGTCGGCTCGTCCGACTGCCCCTCGACCTGTTCTCCCGAACTTGTTGAGGGAGATACAGAGAGAGAATGATTTTCTTTATTTTCTTTTACTATACTTTCCTTTACTTTACTTTGTGGACATTCTTCGGGAATAATCGCACATTCTTCCGTAATTTTGGCACATTCTTCGGGAATAATCTTGTATTTTTCGGGAATTTCCACAGCCTTGCGTTTGGCACGAGCGCACATATCGAGGTATCGTCTTTGAATTGATGCAGATGTTATAATCCCACGAGATAGCAGTTCTTTACTAAAAAGACCCACAGAACCGCAGTATTTCACAATCTCCTGCACTAATGTTTCCTTTATACCCCAATACTCGGCAATATCGAAAGCAGTATCCTCATTCCACTCATAGTAGTAGCCACGCACACGATATACCTCGCATAGGATATAATCGTACACTGCAACACCTTGACCACCGAGGTTCTTTTTCAGTCGCTTAATACGCATATCCTGATACCTATCAGTGTCGATGGTAAAGTAGTTAAGCCCTGCTTTTTGATTAGCCATAATTAAATCCTATTTAGTTTGGAGAAATCCCCAGTTAAATACCCCGTTGCGTTTTCTATGAAGTCGTCCAAAGAGCGTACAAGCACACATATATATCCGAACTGGGATATATGTGCCGCCCACTCTTTTTGTTTCTCCGTGAGTTTACCTTTTTCAGTTTTTGTTTCGATGATTAGCCCATTACAATCTTTGATAGGCACTAATAACATCAAATCTAATACACCAGCCAACGCTCCCTCCGCTTTTAACTTTCCGCCAGTAGTTTTGCTACGCTTGCCACCATTGGGTATAGCAAAAAGATTAAGAGCGAATTGAGGAAATTGGTATCGGAACCATTGCACACACTGGCATTGGGTGTGATGTTCCTCTTCCGATGGAGGTTTGCGAGGAGGCTTGCTGTTTTGCTTTTCAGCAAGCCTCAGCATTTCATCAAAGTTGCAGATTAACTTCTTTGGCATACTCCACTTCTCTTTGTACGAGGCAAATTCATTTTTCGTTTAAGAGTATTGCACGGCACAAACTTTACGGTGTTGTGCGCAGGTACAACAATCTCTGTATTGCGAGTAATATCGCGCGCCTTCTTCGCCTCACGGCGAACCACTTGGAAGGTGCCAAAACCTCGCAAATACACAGACTCGCCCTGTGATAATGCACTGGCGACCTCTTCCATAAACGCCTCAATAGAATTGAGAGCATCAGACTTTGATTGCATTTTTGTTCGGCTCGACATTAGCGTAGCCAATTCGTTTTTTGTCATCTTTTTGTTTCCTATTTAGTTTGTTAGACATCTTTTGAAGTAGGCGAATGCGGTCTATCTCTCTCGTACTTTTTGCGTGAGTGCGATAAAAGACCGCCGCATCAGATAGCAAACGAATAATACTATTAACATCAGTCTTGCAGATTTCCATTGTCAAACAAAGAATTAGCTAATTCGTTAAAGTATAATTCATCTGTTGGAATATCATCGTCAGCTGCCATAATTTGATTAGCGATACTCTTCTTCTTATGGATAAGGCGATAGAGTGCGTTATCTATGGTATGCAAACCGATGAGGTAGTAACAAGTAACATTATCTTTCTGCCCTATGCGATGCGCTCTGTCTTCACATTGACAACAATCAGCGTATGTCCACGGGAATTCGATAAACGCAACATTAGACGAGGCTGTAAGCGTTAAGCCCACACCTGCCGCCTTTATTGAGCAGATTATTAGTTGTACTTCGGGGTTCTGTTGAAACTCATCAACAGCAAATTGTTTCATTTGTGGGCTATCACGCCCAGTAACTGATACCGCTTTTGGGAACGCCTTTTTCAGTTCATCAACTATTTCGTGATAGGAGCAGAACAATATCAACTTCTTTCCACTTTCGAGGAATACATTAACAAAGTCTATTGCCTGTTTAACCTTTCCTTTGGCGGCAAGGCTACGCAAGTTCATAAACTGCACCAGTGCCTTCATTCGCATTTTCTTGCGCACCTCCCAGTCTGTACAACCTTTATACTCTTTGAGGTACAGCGCAAGGTCATTGACAGCACATTCGTACTCCTCACGATTGGAAATAGTTACATATAGGTCTATTCGTGTTTTATCGGGCAGCTGCGTTAATACTTTCGCCTTTTCACGCCGTATCATACAACGCTCATATAATTGCTCGGACAAATTACACAAATTCTCTCCTTCTGCAAACTGGGCGAGAAATGCCTGCTTACCACCAAACTCGTTCAAACGCTCCATAATAGAAAGTTGCGTTATCAAATCTTCGGGGCGATTGACGACTGGCGTACCTGACAACAATATGATGTACTCTTTACCGCTGGCTATACCTTTGGTAAAGATTGTTTGTTGTGCAGACACATCTTTTACTCGATGGCTTTCGTCTATGATTATAGACTTAAACATCTTGATTTGAGGGCAGAATACTACATCTTTTAGGCTAAAAGATTTCTTTCCTCCTTGAATGTCCCATACAAAGTATTTGCGTAGGCTCTCATAATTCACAATCGCAGTATGGTACATCTTCATTTGCAGAAGGTATGACCAAGTCGTGCGGTTGCCATTGTCAAGCACTAACGCTTTCTTGTCGGTGAACTTCTCCCATTCGCGTTGCCAGTTAATTTTTAGCGATGAAGGACAGATGACAAGGCAAGGGTAAGCATTTGCGGTATCGACAATGCCGATACTCTGCAATGTCTTACCCAGTCCCGGTTCATCTCCTATGAATAAGCGTTTCCACTCTAACCCTTGCAATATGCCCTCTCGCTGATAGGGATAAGGCTCTACGGTAAGATGATGGTTTAGTTTGTCGCTCATTTGAAATTTACTATTTCCTCTAACAATGCTTGTTTGTCGGTGCCTCGTAGGTACTTGTTGAGGATTACATCTATCGTCCTTTGATAGAAATTCTCAAACTCGCTATTGTCCATAGCGGCAAAAGAGATACTTCCAGTCTTTATAAACTCTTTTCCTCCGTGATACACCGTGGTTGCTAAACCAAGGTCTAATTTAAGACAAGTCAGCAAATCCTCTTCGCTCCATATACTCAACATATAATGCAAGCGTTCAGGTAAATTTTCATAGGTTAGTCGCACGAGTGCGAAGAACTTTTTATGAAACTCATAATTGCGAGGTCTGCTTATCTTACATAAGACGGTATCGCCAATCTTCAAACGCCTCTTTTCTTCCAAGTCGGAGTCATACATTGGCACAAGTCCCTGTTCGGTTACACGACAATAAATATCCATTGTTAGGTAATGTTTAAGCACCAGTATTGGAATGCCAACTCTTCATATTTTTCTCGTCCTCTGCGATATATCGCATCATCGCGCACGATAAACTTTTTGAATACCTTGAAATTCTTTTTACTGATGGCATAGATAAAATCTCTATTTGAACCTCCTATATCCATATACCACGCTCTACTCCTATCCCAATCAAAGAAGTCCATTGCTTCATCAAATTGCTTTTGGGTGGTTGCAAAGGTGGTTTTCAGGTCGCCACCAAAACAGCCGAGCCACCAATCCCATTTGCATCGCGTATCGAGCGTGAAGGGAAACCCTCCATACTCAAATTTCTGCGCTTTATTAACCATAAAGCGTTGCGTTTCTGCCAATTCTAACACCTTGGCAAGGAATTGGTCTGACTGCGCCTCACGCCGCAAGGCGTTGTGCATTTCTCTTGCGTGTAGAAATTCCTCCTCGGTATATTGAACATCATCAACCGTGTGTTGATAATAGTTGACGCGAACAGGCTCTGTGATGATGGCATCTACGAGCGACCCGAAACGGAAAGCCTCCTCCTTATCGCCAAATTGTAGGCGAGGGTGTAGCAGGTTTTTAAGTTCGGTGAGGTCAGAATTGCTGACCTCACTTCGCTTGTAATAGTCATCGGGGTTGTGGCTCATAGGCTATTTTGCTTTTACCTCTTCATCATATCGGATATGCTCCGACTTAATGAAGATAGGCTCAGTTAGGTTCGCTTGTTTCTCGCAGAATGTAATCTGCTTTTTGAACATCTTTGTCAGTTCCTCAACAGATAGGTTTACACCCTCCTGTGTCCACCACATCGAGATAATCGGTAAAAACGCCTCCGAGGATAGTGGAGTCAGTTTCTTCTTCACCGAGGTCTTGGGTTGATATGCTTGAACGCCTGCCGATGCTACATCAAACAAAGAGCCCATATCTTGGGCTTGTTGTTGCATCTGCGTAGCCTGCTTTTCTTCTTCGGCTTTCGCTCGGCGTTGCTCCTCGGCTCGTGCCGCCTCCTGCGCCTCACGAGCAGCGATATTTGCCTTTATGCGCTCCGCCTCATCTGCTGCCGCCGTTGCCAGTTTCTCTAACTCTACCTTCTTTGATGGGAGTGTGTCCAAAATAGTGTCGCGTGTACTCTCCAACTCAAACTTG